CACTCCCCCCCGGTGATACTCATAGCAAAACGAATCCAACTCATTTCGCAAAATCCCATCAGGGAATGTCAATTCAGTCCGCTGAATAGATGCCGCAAGTCCTTCCATGATCTGTTGTTTGGATTGCGAGGAAAACTTGAACCCTTCCACCCGCCGGCAGACCCTGTGCAAATCCTCCACGATGGGGTCTCCTACTCCTGTAGAGTCCACCATCGCTTTCGTGCCGCCTAGGATGGCCATTAGCCGACTTCGTGTCTGCCCCCAGTCTGATTGCCAGCGTTCGTCAAAACAAACGCGCCTGGCAGCATTTAGGCCGATTACCCACGTCCAATCGTGAGACTTGGCTAGGTCAACACCGAACACTACAACCGGGCCCTGCGCCAGCGGTCCAATACAACGCGCAATCGCATCCAGACCGAAAGGATTACCGCCGTCCGGCGCTGGTATGCCCAAATATTCCTGATTGAATACCGCTTCGGGCAGGTCCCGCCGCGCTTCGTCCACCTCGGCAGGGTCCATGAAAGGATTATCCTTGGTGCCACGCCGCCAACTCATCCAACCTTCCTCGCCGGCCTGGCCCTTCTGATAAAGCTGGTGAAAGAACGCCCTACCCTTGGGCGTCCCGAGAAACCACGCATCGCCCTTAAAATCTGTCAGTGTTGGCCTGATTGCTTGTTCCCAACATTGCTGCAAGTCCCGGACAACACTACCCTCATCAATGATTACCCGGGCATAACGATAACCACGACCAGCATCCGGAGTGTCCAATGACCAGCAATCCAAATTACCACCGTTCAACACCTTAATTGATTTGTTTACCTCGCTGATGCCGTTGGGCAGGATGATCGGCGCAAGGGTTTCCTTGCACGACGCCCAGGCCGGTAAAAGAAATTTGATGGTGGGCGCAAACCAGCCGACCGGCTTCCCTTTGATCGCCATTTCACAAGCAAGACGATGCCCAAGGCTGGACTTTCCCCATCTGCGTCCGCACTCTACAACATTGAATCTCTTAGCCGAATCAGCGACTTCCTGCTGGCTATGATGATACTGCAAGATCATCACCTTGATTGCATCTTCCTTGACCTTGGGCGCTCGCTTGGCTTTTGCTTCAGCGATACTCATTCCTGGCCCTCCGCTAAATCGCTATGACCATTGCCATTTCCATTGCCATTTCCATTGCCAGGCACTACCTCTATCGCGTCCATGATCGGGCCGGCAGAAACTAGCCTGGATGATTGCGACTCCGCCACGATCAAACCATGACCGTTACCGCCGTTCCCATTTCCATTTCCATTCCCGTTCCCGTTTCCACCACGCCCATCACCAATCTCATTCCCTGGTAACACTTTCCCCGCGACATAAACAACCGCGATTTGTCTGTTAGTCGAATCAATATTCGCGTCAACTTTATCGCTCATGCCCAGCATGTTCTTGGACAACCAAATCATCATAACATGCGAGCCACCAGACCATTCCTTCGAGACTTCGTCGTATGTCCCCATAGCCGCATGCCACATGCGCTTACGGAGTTGTTGCCTCATTCCAGCCCGTGCTTTTGTGAGTAAGTGGCCAAACCGCCTTTGAATGGTGCCCTTGCGTACCATGAAGATGTCGGCAATCTCCTCATCAGTGCAACCAAACCCAGCTATTGCAGCTACTTTTTGCGGGTCAATGTTTGCTTTGATGCCCTGAGCCATCAGCTAGTCTCCCTTAATTGTGAGCTATAACATGCTGGAATATAGCAAGTTACAACTTTTCCGTTACTCGGTTTTGCTATGTGGATTGCTGATGGCACCGCTGATTCGCTCGAAGATTTTGCGGCATTACATCCCATGGCGGACTTGAACTTGCCCACCGGCCTAACCGTCTGTTGCACTTCTATAGCCAAATATTGCCCTTCAAGTACGCAAAGTGGCACATGAAAAAAATCCTGTCAAGTTTTTGCGCAAAGAATCTTGCGGACTACTCAGAAGACTGATTGAAGACTGCCCGGGAGGATGGTTACTTGCGACGCCGGCCGTAGCACTGTCCGTTAGGCCCTAAGACCGGCCAGCGGGAAGGTTGCCGGTTAGTCAGCGCCGGCCCGCCGGTTAGGCGTCTGGCGGATCCGCTGGTAAACCCTGCCTTTACCGCCCATCATCCTGACATTGCCGCGCAATCACCAGCATGGTAAACAGTTCATGGAGTGCAGCTAGATACGTAACTACCTTCCACGGAGCACCGCAATCCGTGCATGTCTGGTGAACAGCGTACTCCGGCTCGAAATTGCCGCAGCCGCAAATGCCAACCATGTCAATTTTTGACCTACAATTTTGGGCATTACGCACAATAATTTTGCGCCTAGTGCATCTTATTTCACGCCCAGCAACAAATTTTGCCCAATTTTCTGGGCTAATTTCACTTCCTTCAAGCTTACCCAACCATCCATTTCGTGGCGGCCATTTAACTCCCAACGCTTCGATTTGTGCTCTGGTCCACGAACCGTACTCGGTTTCGTTATCATGAATCATTTGACGTGTTATCTTCATTCGTAACCTATTCATTTTAAGTGGTTTAACACCTACCATGATCTGAACCGCGTTAAGGCACGCGGCCACTGCCAAAAGTTTACTTTGGTTTGATGGTTGGCCCGGATTTGCCGCTTTAGTGTCTTAGTTGCATTGCCAGGGTATTACCTCATTGGCTAGCTCGCAACTTCCCGGGATCGTTCTGCCGGCAATCTGGCTGGCTTGCGGACACTCATTTAGGCTGAACCACGTCCCCCTGTTACCTGGGAGCCGGCGCTTTCGCGAATCGAAGTGGTCAAACGTCCTGCGCACCGCCTTGTGACGCTGGCCGAGCTTTTCGGCCTACTCCCACCCCGGCCATTCTGGCTGTTACCCCAGAAGCGGGTTGTGAATTGGGCAGGTCTTCTGTCCCTGCTCGCAGTTGCCGGGGGGCTGCCACCCTGTCCGGCTCTGAACTAATCGCAAACCAAACTGCCGTGGCGGTGCCGTGCTTTGTTGGCATCAGGTCCGCCTGGCCTGGAGTCCTGTGGAGCCCCCACTTGCGCGACTGCGCCAAAAGCGAAAGGCCCTCTCGGAGCTTAGTCCCCGGCCGGCGAGGGCTGGGGTCCGAGAGGGCCAAATCACTTTCGCACTTGGTCCGACTTCGGCTAAGCTCCGGTCGAACTGCTGCCAATATTGCACACTTTCAGGACATTGCAAGTGGGAATTGCAAATTTATTTCGTGGGGCAGGCAAAAGGGACCTGGCTTCGAGGAGGTTGAAGACCGGGAACGCCAGGGCCGCCGGTTAGGCGTCTGCCGCCTGGCCCGTCAATCGTCCCGATCCTGCCGCGCGATGAATAGCTTTATGACCGATGAATAATGCCAGCCGGCACCTCAAACCCCAACGAAGTCTTTACCATCATCGACACTTTGAATTTGCAATGATGCGATCTGAACATTCTTCTGTCCGTAAGCGTATCTGGATGTTTCAACATGATGGCAAGATCAAACATCGTTTCACGGTCCACAAACCTCCAGCCGATTCGTTTTTCGTCGCTGATCCTGCCCCACCTAAACGCGGTGGACAATTCCAGAGTGTTTCCGTTATACGATATAAACGAAACTCCGTAGTGGATGATTCCATCCTTTTTACCTTTGAACGCATTGAACGCCAGATAGGCTTGCAGTTGCGCGTAATCCGGTTCTGCATTGTTGGACTTCACCTCGATAACCTGAAAACAGCGCACGTCTTTCAGTCCTCGGTGCATGTAATTGTAAATGATCAGATCGCAATCGGTTGCGCATATTCCAGTGTCCACGTTTATCCTGTTCTGGAAGCGCGGATGCAATCGGAGTGCATTGGAGAACGACGTGTCGCTGCCCCAAATCCTCGACTTTACTCCGGCAGGATATTGAACTGGCTGGTTCATACCTCATTCAGCCGCGCCTTGCTGATGTTCACATTCTCGGCGTCAAGTTCGAGACCATCGAAAAGACAACCGTGCTTGATGGACGCAATCCCGGTTGTCCCGGCACCGCAGAACGGATCGAGAATGTACTGCCCTGGAAGGCAGATGCCGGAAACGATGGAGAGCATACCGCTCACCGATTGACCCCACTTGTGGTTCTCCTTGTCGTTCCCATCACTCACGAATACGTCTCCGAAGATTTTCCCCTTATATTTGCCCTTGGAGTAAATCAGCAACGGCTTCCAAGTGCTGTTAACGTTGACCTGACGAAGCGGTGTGGGTTGTCCAGGAGTCCGATAGCAAGCCGTCCAGTAATACGTCAGATGTTTACTCATCATCGCATAAACTTCGTCCAAGTAGGACTGGCCGCACATGGCAATAAGCAGACCGCCATCCTTCAGCCATTCCAACGCTCGGACCGCCAGCGTTTCGTAAAGTGGCAGGAACTCCTTCGGATACGGCGGATCGGTTATGATGAAGTCATACTGCCGAGTGCATCCCCATGTTGCAACGTCGCCTTGGTAAACGTGCCAGCGGTCAGACTTTCCAACCTTTGATGCGGCAGCGGCCATTCCAGCCCTTTGTTCAGCCACTTCCGCAGTTCGGAGTTGCTTGATTGCATCATCCAACGTCACTTCACCAGCCTCGACCTTTGCCGCCAACTCCGGAGACTTCTTGCGTACCGCCCGCGCCTTCCGCATCTTGCGCTCGGAGACCTTGGCGGCCTTGGCGGTCTTGGCGCGGGTCCGGTCGTTCTTTGGTTTATCGGATCGCTTGGAGACCGCAGTGGCCTCCAAGCGATCAGACTTCTGCTCTTCTGTTGCCTTTCCACCGGCAGCACGACCGGCTTTTGCACGTTCCTGCATGGCCAGCTTGCTTTCCAACTCCGCAACCGCATCCCCGATCATTGCCCGCTGGTCGTCCGTTAGGTTGCGCCGGCCGAGTTGGTTGAAACGTATCCAGAGCTCAGCATGGTCCGAGTCCGCAAACTCTATGTCCACCGTCTTAAACGGAAGACCGTGCCGAGTGCAGATGTCGAACCGGTTATGACCGTCCACCAAGACGCCTTTCCACACCACCAGCGGGTCGCGGCAGCCGTCCGCCAGGATGTTGGCCTCCAACTGGGCCAGTTCTTCCGGGGCCATCGGCGGGATAAGTGCATGGAATTTGTGGTTGATCGTTATGGTTTGCATGATGTTTTGTTTTTGAGTTCCTTCTTCAATATCGTAACCTTGCGTCTCCAACTTGCCAGAGTTGCGTGGTATTCTTTCCGTAATGTGTAAGACATGAAGCGGCTATTAACACCGTTGTCAATCTGATATCCGCTGTAATCGTTGCTGGTAAGCATCGACTCCAGTTCTTCCAAAGTGAATGGTTCAGCCTTCAGGCATTCAACCTTTGGTTTCCTGGCCATGTCCTCAACCGTTTTGAGAATAGCGTCATGGCATGGATTATTGGCGGTTGGGTGTTCTCTGCCGCAATGATGGCAAGGC